AAAAGGGCGCGGACGCGGTTCAACGATGCGGTTGAGAGCGACCGCAAGAACCGCGAGCACGCGGTGAGCGACCTGCGCTTTCTCACCGCCTCGGGCGAGGGACAGTGGCCCGAGGCCGCGCGGGCCGAGCGTGAAGCCGAGGGCAAGCCGTGCCTGACGATCAACCGACTGCCGCAATTCGTGCGCCAGGTGACGGGGGACATTCGGCGGGCTAACCCGGCCGTCAAGATCGTCCCGGGCGACGCGAGCGCGTCGCCAGAGATGGCCGAAATAAAGGGGGGGCTCATCCGGCAAATCGAGGCGGCCTCAGGCGCGACGGGCATCTATGAGGCGGCGGCCGAAAGCGCCGCTGCGTGCGGTATGGGCGCCTTCCGGGTGCTGCACCGTTACTGCGACGACGACACATTCGATCAGGAGCTGGCAATCGAGCCCATTGCCAACCCGTTCTCGGTGCATTGGGATCCGCTGGCCAAGTCGGCGACGCGCGAGGACGCGCGGTTTTGCTTTGTCGCCGACGAAATGGACCGCGAGGACTTCGAGGAAGAGTACCCGGACGCAAACACCTCTGGCTGGGACACGAAAAACACCGATTACGGGGAGTGGGCGTGCGGCGACCGCGTGACCGTCGCGGAGTATTTCTGGAAAGAGCCGGCGCGCCGGACGCTCTATCTGCTCGCGGACGGATCAACCACGACGGACAAGCCGTCCAAGGGCGTTCTCGTGCGTCGCCAGCGCGAAGTCGACGCGCACAAGGTGATGTGGGCGAAGCTGACGGCAACCGACGTACTGGAGGGGCCGACGGAGTGGCCAGGCCGGCATATTCCGGTCGTCGCGGTCATGGGCGAGGAGACCCATATCGGGAACGAGGTTGTTCGGACCGACGTGGTTCGCTACGCCAAAGAGCCGCAGCAACTCTACAACTTCTGGCGTTCGGCGCAGGCCGAAGTCATCACGCTGCAGCCCAAGGCCCCGTATCTGGTGACGCCGGATCAGATTGACGGCCACGAAGCGCTTTGGGCGCGAGCGAACAAGAGCGCGTTGCCCTATCTGCCCTACAACCCCGCGCCGGATGCGCCGATCCCGGCCCGGGCGCAGCCGCCCGTCGCGTCAACTGCGATGCTGCAAGAGATCGCGATGGCGATCGACGACCTTAAGGCGACGACGGGCATTCACGACGCCAGCCTCGGCGCGCGAGGCAACGAGACAAGCGGCGTGGCGATCCGCCAGCGCCAGATCGAAGGCGACGTGGGAACGTCGATCTACCTCGACAATCTCGCCAAGGCGATCGAGCACTGCGCGCGCATCCTGCTCGACATGATGCCACGGATTTATGACACGCGCCGGATAGTGAGGATCCTTGGCCAGGACGGCGAGGAGAGCATGAAGGTCATCAATGATGTGTTGATGACCATTGACGGTCCGGCGCCCGGCAATTCGATGCTCGATGGGAAATACGACGTGCGCGTGAGCACGGGGCCGGCCTACTCCACGATGCGGCAGGAGGCGGCCGAGGGGATGATGCAATTCGCGCAGGCGGCTGGGCCGCAGGTGGCGCTTGCAACAGGCGATCTTATCGCCAGCGGGCTCGACTGGCCGAAGGCGGACGAGTTCGGCGAGCGCATGCGCCGGCTGGCGAACGTCGTCATGCCCGGTGTGATCGAGGATGAGCAGCAGCAGCCGGGACCGGCGCAGTCGGATCAGCAGCAGGCCATGCAAATCGAAATGCAGGCTATGCAGCAGGCCATGGCCCAGCTTGAACTGCGCGTGAAGGCGGCTGAGGCGGCGGATAAGGAGGCGTCCGCGCTGAAAAAGCAGGCCGAGACGGCGCAGATCGATGTGGAGACCGGCTTGGCCGTCGCATCGCAGCAATTCGACCGTGCCGCGCGGGTCGCGGACTACGGGTTGAAGGCGTCGGCGCCCACGCCGGCGAGACCCGGCGCGCGCTGAGCGCCACAAACCAGAGGTACCGATGTCTGACGAAGCAACCCCGCCCATTGCGGCGGGTGATGAGGCCGTGCCGCCGCCCGCCGACGCGGGGAAGAGCACAACCCCGGAAGGGCAGGTGCAGACCGACCCGCCCGCCGACGGCGATGGAAGCGCTTTCGATGATGAAAGTGCCGATGCGCCGCCGGACAAGCCTAGCCGCTCGAAAGAGCGCCGGGAGCGCCACAAGGCGTATCTCGACCAGCTTCGACGCAGCGAAGAGGATGCCCGCCGCCGACTGGAGCGTGTGACGCGCGCCGCGGACGCCGATGCGGAGCCGAAAGAGACCGACTACGCCGATCCTATCGAGTACGCCGCCGCCAAGGCCGTCTGGGCCAGCGGCAAGCGTTCCGTCGCACGGGAAGCCGAAGCGGCGACCGACGACCAGCACGCCGTGTTGCGAGAGCGCAGCCGCGTCCTGGCGCAGGAATTCGAGGATCAGAAGGCCGAAGCGCGGATGCGCTACGCCGACTTTGACGCGGTGGTCAACAACGGCTCTGTCGAAATCCGGCCGCATGTCGCCCAGCTCGTGCTCGAAAGTGAGATTTCGGCCGAGCTGGCCTACGCCATTGCCAGCAATCCGGCGCGCGCAGCCGCGCTGTCCCGCATGACCCCTATCGAGGCGGCCCGCGCAATCGGGCGCATCGAGGCGGGGATTTCGCGGCCCAGGCCGCGTGTTGAAACCCAGGCTCCCGAGCCGATCCGCACCGTGCAATCCCGCAGCTCGCCCGGCAAGTCGCCGGAATCCATGAGCTACGTGGAGTATCGGAAGTGGCGGCAGGGGGCCACCACGTGAAAAACCGGGGCTAGGAGGCCCTACGCATGCCGAATACTCTCGTCACCCCCAGCATGATCGCCAAGGAGGCGCTCATGCAGCTCGAAAACAACCTCGTTTTCGCCAACCGAGTCCACCGCGAGTACAAGAAGGACTTCGACGGTGGGCAGGGCAACACCGTCTCGATTCGTCGCCCGGTGAAGTTCGTCACGACCGACGGCGTCACGCGGTCCAACCAGGACGTCGAGGAGAAGACAACCACGATCGTCGTCGACCAGCGCAAGCACGTCTCCTGGAACTTCTCGACTCAGGACTTGACCCTGAGCATCGAGGAATACAGCGAGCGGTACATCAAGCCGGCGGCGATCACGCTGGCGCAGACGGTCGACCGCAGCATCGCCGGCCTCTACAGCTCGGTGTGGAACCTGACGGGCACGGCCGGCAGCACGCCCGACAGCTACGCGGACGTGGCGACGGCCGCGCAGCGCATGGACGAGATGGCTGTGCCGGACGCGGAGCGGACGCTGGCGGTCAACCCCGCGGCGCACTACGCGATCGGCGGCGCGTCCCTGACGCTCGACTCGGTCGGCACTCTCGGGCGGACCGCCTATGAGGAGGCCCGCATGGGCCGGGTCGCCAAGTTCGACATGTACTCGAGCCAGAACGTCCGCAACCACACCGTGGGCGTCAACACCGGCACGCCGCTCGTCAACGGCGCGGCGCAGAACGTGACCTATGCGAACGCGACAGGCGCGTCGTGGTCGCAGTCGCTCAACACCGATGGCTGGACCAACTCCACCACTGGCATCCTGAAGGCCGGCGACGTGTTCACGATCGCGAGCGTCTTCGCGGTGAACCCGGTGCCGGGCGAAGGCTCGACGGGCAAGCAGACCATGCCCTACCTCCAGCAGTTCGTCGTTCTCGCGGACGCCGACAGCGGCGCGTCCACCGGCCCGTCGACCCTGACGATCTCGCCCCCGATCATCACCTCGGGGCCGTATCAGACGGTGAGCGCGGCCCCGGCGGACAACGCGGCGATCACGGTCGTGGGCACGGGGGGTGCGACGTACCCCCAGAACCTCGCGTTCCACAAGAATGCGTTCGCGCTGGTCATGGTGCCGCTCGAAATGCCGGACGGGGCGGCATTCAAGGCGCGGGAGAGCCACAACGGCTTCTCGGTGCGCGTCGTGAAGGACTACGACATCGCGGCGGATACCGACATCATCCGCCTGGATATCCTCTACGGCCGGAAGGCGATCTATCCCGACCTGGCCTGCCGCCTGATCGGCTGATCCGCCATGGCGCGCCTCAACGAACTGGTTGCCCTCGCGCTGCGCCGTCTCGGCGTCGTCGGTTCCGACGAGGCGGCGCAGGCGGCGGACATTCAGGCCGGTGTGGACGCCTACAATCTGATGGTGGCGGGCTGGGCGGCCCGCAACCTCGACGCCGTGCCGGGGGCCGGTAGCGATCCGGCCCCAATCGGCTCTGCGGATACCGTGCCGATGGTGGCCCGCTATCACGACGCCATCGTGATCCTGCTTGCGGCCAGGATGGCTCCGGCGTACGGGGTCGCAGACCCGGAGCCGGAAGTAACGCGGCACTGGTGGCGCGTGCTGCGCGGCGCGCTGCTCGACGCCGCGACTGCCTCGATTGAATACGATTCCGCGCTCACCCGGACCCCAACGCAACTGCGCCGGCGTTTCTCGTAAAACGATGCGCGTCATCTTCGCGGACAAGACCGCGCCTGTGGCGGGCAGCTCCGAGCGCGTCATCAACCTCTACGGCGTTGCCGGGCCGGAGGGCGGGCGGTCGCGGGTGTTCCTGCGCGCCATGCCGGGCACACGCGATTGGGCGAGTGCGCCCGGCGTGCTTTTGCGTGCTTTTGCGGAGATTGGCGGGGCGCTATACAGCGTGTCGGCCGCGGTGCTGGTGCGGACATCGGACGGCGCGTCGCAGTCGACGCTTGGCGCCGTGGCGGCAGACGACGCCCGGACCACGCTGGCCGGCTATCGCGACTACGTGGGCGTGTGTTCGGGCGGCGTGTATCAGCTCTGGGACGGCGCGGCGCAGACCATCACGCAACCGGCCGGCGGGCGGCTCGCGACGGTCGGGTCGATCGCCTACGCGAATGGCTACATCCTGCTCGCGGACGGCCGCGAAGTGGAGTGGGCCGAACGCGGCGCGCCCGGAACGCGGAACGGCACATACTTTGCCGAAGCGGAGGGGCGGGACGACGGGATCGTCCGCATCGTCGCGTCCGGGGCGTATCTATGGGTGCTCAAGGAGCGCTCGCATGAGGTTTGGAGCACCACGGGCGCGGCGGGCCGGCGGGCTTGGGACAGGCTGCCCGGTATGGTGCGCCAGCGCGGGCTGCGCGCGTTCGGGGCCGTGTGCCGAACGCCGACGGGGCTGTTCCTGATCGGCGACGATCGCAAGGCGTATGCGAGCGCCGGCCTCGAGCTGGCGGTCGTGTCGTCGCCGCAGGTCGAGGAGGTGCTCGCGACGCACGAGCCGGCGAGTTGTTTCTATTACGAGTGGCGTGGCGCGCAGTTCGCGAACGTGGCGTTCGGCGACCGGCCGACCCTGGTGTGCGACCTGTCGACCGGGCGCTGGTGGGAGCGGGCACACGGTCCGGAGCACGAGCCATGGCCGGCGGCGTTCGCGGCGAACTGCTACGGCGAGTGGCGCCTGGCCACGCGGACGTGCGCGATATACCGGATGGGCCCGGGGACACACGACGCCGACGCCGCGCTGCGGCGGACGATGGTCTCGCGCACGCTCCGGCCGGGCGAACGGTTTCGCGTGCCGTTCCTCGAAATCGAGGGGACGTGGGGCGAAGGTTCGGTCACGCAACCGGGCGACAATTCGCTTCGGGACGTGTATGGCTTCCCGTTGACCGACGCCGACGGCCGGCGGCTCTATCCTTACCCGGAGCCGCCGGTGGGGACGGATGATCGGCCGGCGATGGCGTGGCTGCGGACTAGCCGTGACGGCGGGCAGACCTGGGGGGCGCCGAAGGTGCGCGAAATCGGCGCGCGTGGTCAGCGGTCGGCTACGTGCAGGTTCCGCAGTCTTGGGCTGTTCCGCCAGTTCACGGCAGAATTCAACATCAGCGATCCGGTCGACGTGACCCTGTTCGGTGAATACGAGCTGGTGGCGTCGTGACATTCTGGCCGGTCGACGCGCGCGTCGCGCTCCCGGACGGGCGGCCTACGCCGGAATTTGCGATGCTGTTGCAAATGCTGGAAGTGAAGTTCGTCGAGGTCGAGGACGAAAGCGAAATCCCCGACCCGCCCGATCCGAACACGTTCTATTTTGAAAGGGTCTGACACATGGACGATCGGGACTTGGTTGGCGCGGTGCGCAAGGCGCGCCGCGTGCTTGGCGGGCTTGAGGCGGGCCGTCTGACGCTGACGGGCCTGCGCCTCGCGAGCGGCGAGGAGGGCGAGGTGATCACAATGACGCCGGACGAGGCCGCGCCGTTCCTGGCGGCCGTGGGCGATCTGATGCGCGCGCGTCTGGCGGCGGCGAGCGAAGAGCTTCTGGGCTAGTGGGAGAGGACTAGATGGCCGTTCAGCTTTCAACCGCGGTCCGCAACGCCAGACTTGACGCAATCGAGACGTCGATCGGCACGTCTGCGGTCCTGAAAATTCGCACCGGCGCGCAGCCGGCGAACTGCGCCACCGCGGATAGCGGGACGGTGTTGGCCACTTGCAACCTGCCGTCGGACTACATGGCGGCGGCGTCAAGCGGCTCCAAGGCGAAGTCCGGGACGTGGGAGGACGCGTCGGCGGACGCGGCCGGGACGGCGGCGCACTGGCGTCTGTATGCCTCGGACGGGACCACGTGCGGCGCGCAGGGCAGCGTGACCGCAACCGGCGGCGGCGGCGACATGACCGTCGATAATACGTCGTTCGCGGCCGGGCAGGTGTTCACCGTGACCAGCTTCACCATCACGGATGGGAACGCCTGATGCACCTGACCGGCACGTCCGACCTGGTGCGCGTTGTCACTTCGGCGGCGGTCAACACCGATGTCTATGCGGCATGGACGGACCTGAGCGGGACAACCGTAACGCCTGGGCGGACCAACACCGCGATCTCGACAGCGACGACGACGACGGTGGTCGGGTCGCCGGCGGCGTCGACTTACCGCCGGGTGAAGACCCTGACGGTGCGGAACCGCGGCGCATCGCCGCAAACGGTGACTATGAGCCTCACCGACGGCACGACTTCGGTCGAGCTTATCAAGGTGACGTTGCAGGCCGAAGAGGTGCTTCACTACCACGAGGCCGCCGGGTTCTGGATCGCCGACACGCAAGGGCGCGAGAAGGTCAACTCCGCCGTCGGGCAAGGTTTCGCCGCGACCAACGAGCTCAACCTCGTCGTGCTCTCGGCCGACGTCACCAACAACAACGCGACGGCGAACACCATCGCGGACGTGACCGGCCTTAGTTTCAGCGTCACTGCCGGCGAGACTTACAGGTTCCGGTTCGTTATCGACTACACCTCGGCGGCGACCGCCACCGGCTCGCGCTGGTCGATCAACGGGCCGACGACGACGCGGCTGAGCTATTCCTCGCGGTATTCGCTGACCGCGACGACGGAGACCGTCAACCACGGCTTGAGCGCGTATGACACGCCCGCGGCATCGAACGTGACCAGCGCGGCCACCGGCGCGAACCAGGCGATCGTCCAGGGTTACATCACGCCGTCGGCCAACGGGACTGTGATCGCGCGCTTCGCCTCGGAAGTCAGCTCGTCGGCCATAGTCGCCAAGGCCGGGTCGCTGCTAGAGTGGTATCGGACCATCTGACGCGGGGCTAAGCCAATGCCCATCACCCGCGTCGGCGTCGGCACGCCCGGCACGACGTCGGCCGATCTCTCCGGCCTGACGATACTTGCCGGTGACCTGATCATCGTCTGCGCCTACCGCGACGGCAGCACGACGAGCCCGACGGCCCCGGCGGAATATCCGATCGAAAACGCGATCCGAATCGGCGGCAATAACAACAATTCTAACAACGTTCGCTACAAGATCGCGGTCGGCGGCGAGACCAGCACGGACACCTGGACAAACGCGACGGCGGTCGTCGCGGTCGTCTACCGCGACGCAGCGATCGGCGCGAGCGCGCAGAACGGCGATACGGTCGCGTCCGTCACCTATCCCGCGCTGACGTTGCAAAACGGCTCCGGCACGTCCTGGGTTGTGGGCTTCGCAGGGCACCGCAGCGTCGACACGGCGTTGGAGACGCCGCCCACCGGCTGGGGCAACCGCTCGTCGTTCGTCGACGCCACGTGCGAGGCGGCGATCCACGACACCGGCGCCGGGGTGGCATCCTGGGCCGGCGAGGCTGTCAGCGTCGGCGGCACGGCGGCGGGCTGGCGCGCCGTCACGGTCGAGATGCTCCCGCTGCGTGACAACCGCGCGTTCTTCGCGGCCGAGGCCGTCCCGATCGGGTGGTGGGGCGCATCCTCGACGCCCGCGATCGGGTGGTTTGGCCCGGAGTTCATAGAGCAGCCACCGGCGTCGTCCGCGATTGCCGGCGCGGCGGCAATCGCGCTTGCCAGCGCAACGGCGGCTGCGACTGGCGTGCTGCCGATCGCTGGCACGGCAGCGCCGACGCTGGGCGCAGCGACGCTGGCGTCGGCCGGCGCACTGCGCATCGCGGGCGCGGCCTCTGTCACGCTGGGCGCAGCGACGCTGGCGGCAACGGGCGTGCTGCCCATCGCAAGTGCGGCCGGCGTCACGCTTGGCGCGGCGACGCTGGTCGCGACCGGTGCGCTACCGATCGCTGGCGCGGCCGCCCCGACGCTGGCGGCGGCGACGCTGGCGGCGGCCGGCGTGCTGCCGCTCGCCGGCACGGCCTCTGTCACGCTTGGCGCGACGACGCTGGCGGCCGCTGGCGCGCTGCGCATCGCTGGCACTGCCTCCGTCACGCTGGCGCCAGCGACACTCGCCGCCGCCGGAATCGGCGGTGGCCTGACCGGCAGTCTGGCGGTCACGCTGGGCGCGGCGACGCTTGCCGCCGCCGGCGTCGTCGGCGGCGGCCTGACCGGCAGCCTGGCGGTCACGCTGTCACCGGCGACGCTGGTGGCGGCCGGGCGTGTGCGCATTACCGGAAGCGCGGCCATCAATCTGGGCCAGCCAATCCAGTCAATGACCTACGACGGAATACCGATCAAGCGGCTGTGGTTCGGGCGAACGCTGATCTGGCGGCGCGGGTAAAAAGAGGGAGACGCAAATTGGTCGCATGGGCAGGGCTGGCGGCGGCCGGCGCGGGGCTGGCGTCCGGCCTGATGGGCTCGTCCGCGTCGTCGGACGCGGCGAGCGCAATGAAGAAAACCGCGAAGCGGCAACTCAAGTTTGCGAAGAAGGTCTTCGGCCGCACCGAAGACGTGGCGGACGCCTACGTGCGGGATACCACGCGCGCCGCGGACCCCCTGCGCCGTGACGCCGAGGCGCGGGCGCTGCGGACCTACAACGCGCTTACGGGGCAGGCGGGCGACCTTCGCCGTCGCGAGATGGCGACGATCGCGGGCGCATACGGGGACGCGGAAGGTGATTACCGGGATGCGTTCGGACGCGCACGAGGGGACTATACCGACGCCTGGCGCGGTGCGTCGGGCGAGCTCGAAGCGGGCCGGGATGCGGCGATCGGGATGCTGCGGCCGTCGGTCGGGCGGGGCGACAACGCCCTGGCGGCCTACGGCTACAATCTCGGGCTTGGGCCGAAGCCGCGGGACTACACGGGGCCGGCACTGTCGGCTGGCGAGACGTTCATTCGCGACCAGGGGATGGACGCGATCCGTGGCGCGGCGACGAGCCTCAACAGCGGCGCGACGCTGGGCGACCTGATGGAGCTCGGAGCGGGCATCGGCGCGCAGAGCCGGGACCGCCAGCAGTCCGAACTGTTCGCGCTCGGCGGCATGGGCGAGCGGGCGCGCTACGGGATTGCCGACATGCACGCCGGCACGGGCGCGGACCTGGCGGCGCTGCGCTATGGCTATGGCCGTGACATGGCCGGGTTGAGCGAAGGGCTTGGCGACCGCATGGCGGGGCTCGAAATGGGCCGCGCCGCCGGCGTGACCGCGGCGGATCGTGCCTATACGGGCGCCATGGGGGTCGCGCGCAATGCGCTGACGGACCGGCGCTACGCGGCGGACCGGGACTGGATGTCCGACGTGACCGGCGCGCGGGGCGCACGGCTCAACGCGCTGGTGGGGGCCGGCTCCGAGC